GTTGGCGATCAGCCCCTGCTCGGAACCGAGGGTGGTGGAAACAAAGGGCAGCTTCCAGTAGTCGCCCACTGGGTTGCTGCCGTAGATGGTTTCGAACGCGGCCAAGAGGCTGGCGTTCGCGCCGTAGGCACGGGCCATGATGACTCCTTACGGAAATGGGTGTGAATGGGTGTCGAAATGGACTTCGACGGATCAGCTCAGCGGCGTCAGTTCAGCGGACCGGAGCTGCTGTAGTGCAAGACCACGGGCAGCAGGCAGGCCTTGATGCCACTGGTCCCATCAGGGGCCAGTTCGTCGAATTTGGGTGGGCCGATTTCGGCGTACTCAATGGCGCCGCCAAGCGTCCGGTCGGCTTCGATCAGGGTGGCCAGCTCAACCAGCAGGCCGTCCATTCGGGCATCACGCGCAGCAGCATCGGGATCAGCGACAAACAGTTCGATGGCCACCTGGTGCTGCCAGTGGTAAGTCAGCGGCGAGAGCGACACTTCGGGCTCGCCCATCTCGCCGTCGCGCAGGATGGCCATGGCGTGGTCGGCGATGCGCTCTGGCAACACAGCATTCCGTTTGACCGCGGTGCCGAGGGACAACTGACCCAGCAGGACGAACAGTGCGCCGATCGCGTTTTCTCTTTGGCTCATGACGTTGCCCCTTTGCGGTTGGCTTCCTCGAAGCGGTTGGCAATGCGCTGGGCCAGCGTGCTGATCCACCGGCGCGAGCTGCTGTCGATGTCGAATTTCTTCTTCAGGGTCACTTGCGGCACCAGCAGGAACATCGGAACAGTGACCAGACCACGGCCTGTCGCTTGGGCCTTTTGCGAGGCGGCGGAGAATCCACCGCGTTGGCCTTGGCGGGCGCGCTGGTTTTCTGCGACGAGGAGCGACGGTTGGCCTTTGCGGTAGATGAAGCGCAGGCGCTCGCCGCGCATCCGCTCCCACAGTCCCGGCGTCATGCGTTTGCCGCGTGGGCCTTTGCCGGCAGCCGGTAGCGGGATCGCGAGCCAGAAGCCGTCTTTGGAGCGAATGGTGGCGCCTTGGTCATGCGCGCCGACGATGACGGGCGCTCGGCTATAGACCAGGCCTGCCGCCTTGATGCTCATCTGACCCTTGGGATAGACCTCGCCCCGCCAGGTGTTGGCCAGGCGCTGACCCAGACCCGCGCCAGTGATCTGGCTGCGCAACTCGGTCTTGAGACCATCGGTCGCCTCGCGGATGGAATGCGTCACCGCCTGTTCGGCAATCCGCACTTCATCGGCGAGCATCTGGTTCAGATTGCCGGTGAGTGCAGCCATGAGCTTCATAGCGGTGCTCCAGTCAGCGTCCAGATCAAGCGGTCCCGATCAGCCAGGGGTTCACCCACCACCTGATAGGTCTGGCCAGCAACAGTGAAGCGCTCGCCCTCGCGGGGAGATGCCACGTCGCAAGCCATGACGTCAAAGCGGTGGGTGGCGAGCGCCAGGCGCGTGTCGCCGAAGGACTCGACGACATCGGCCTGCTTGGCGATGAAGCGCGTGGCAATCTCACGACCATCGGCCAGCCGGTAGGTGCCGGGCACCGCCAGCCGAGCGAACAAGCGCAAGACCGCCCGCTCAAAGGCGTGCTGCATGCCCTGCTTAAACCGAGGTGAGTTTCACCAGCACACCCGGGCGGTGGCACATGGGCAGCGGGTTGCTCTGCGTGTGCAGATCGGTGCCACGGTCAAACTGGCGTGGCGCCTGCTTGGCGTACAGCGACTGGCCCAGCGTGTTGACCGTCTCGTTGAAGTCGGCCGGGGCAAAGTAGGTGCCAAAGGTATCGACCGTGCCCAGCGGAAAGGCATGGGCCTCCCCTGCTGCAATGAAACGACGGGTGCCAAGCTCCCCATTGGCCTGCAGGTAGGCGGCCTGGCCCCGGTATTCCTCGAAGGTGACTCCGGCGTAGGTGAAGCCCGAACGCACATCGTTGATCAGCACCGCGCCTTGCTGCCAGTTGGTGTAGGCGGTCTTGACTTCCTTGTGGGTGGTGAGCGCCCGGAAGAATTCCGGCGAGCACAGCACATGCACGCCGGTCATGAATTCACCCTGCAGGGCGTCTTCGATCTTGGTCAGCAGGTCGTAGCAGTGGCCCTTGACCTCGCTGTTGGCATTGGCCAGATCGAAGTTGACCGACTGTGGCGTGATCTGGAATTCGGTGAACAGGTTGCTGATGACGCTGCCATCGGCATCCAGGATTTCGCCTTTCAGGGCACCCATGCGCAGGTGCTCAAGCGTGATGGCGTGCTTGTTGCGCATGGTCTCCAGGTGCCGGGCCAGCACACCGGAGATCGCTTCCATCTCGGTTTCCGAGCCGAAAGCGCGGATGCCCTGGACTTCCTCGGGCAGCACCACATCGTCGTGTGGGATGTGGGGGATGACGAAGGAGCGCAGCTTGCGCTTGCCACGCTCTCCGACCGTGCCGGGCGAGCCCGGTGGCTTGGTGGGCAGCAGGTTCAGGCGGCCGGCGTACTCCTCCACGATGATCTGGCGGGTACGCACGGGTTTGGCCGGAAACAGGTTCAGGGCTTCCAGTCGGCCGTAGCGGTTGGGGATGAGGTTGATGGCAGCAGTCAAGCTGGCCATCGAGAAACCAGGATTCAGAAACGGGTTGTTCATTCGGGGCTCCAAGAATGACGAAACCCGCGCAAGCCAGATGGCCAGGCGGGTTCGGAGGGATGAGGGACGGAAGGGATTTATGCGGATTCACGCACCAGCACACCGCGCTCGGCCAGCTGCTGTTCGTAAGCCGTGCGCTGCGCGCCGGTGAGCGCGATCGGCCAGACCAGCGCAGTCTTAGCCACGATGGCGTGGCGAGCGATCAAGATGGCATCGCTGCGGTCGGCATTGGTGGCATCGATCGCGTTTGCGAGCACGCCGATGGCGGACTCGGTGCCGTCGTTGGCGGCAGGGTCGATGGCGTAGTGCTTGCCATCGCCGGCATTGAGGCCAAGTACGGTGCCCAATGGCAGGTTCTGGCCAGCGGCGATGGTGGCAACGTCACGCGAATAGCGGTTGGGAGCTTCGTACTTCAAAAGGTCGCCGAGGTTGTTTTGTTCGGTGATGGGGGTCATGGTCTATTCCTTTCTCAGGCGGTGGCAGTGAGTTTCTTCACGGCGGCCACGATGGGCGAGGCCTCCGGACGATCGAGGTTTTGCGTACCGGCATCCACGGTGATGGTCGAGCGGATGTCATCGGCCTCAGACCGCGCCGCACGGGCGTCGATGAGTACGCGACGTACATCGGCCTCGGTCTTGCCGGCAGCGATGAACTCAGCCGCGCGGTCGGGGCAACCGGCCAGCAGGCAAACCTCGGCGATGGCCTGGGCAGCTTGGGTCACTTCGCGGCGGGCTTGGGCCACCAGTGCGGCGGCTTCGTCGGTGCTGATGGTGTCGGTGGGCTCGATCACTTTCTCTTCTTCGTTCATGGTCATTTCCTTCTTCAAGGGTGCCGCCTCAGCACGGATGACGCCCCGAACCTGAGACGGCGAATGGTTACGGGCGTTGTTTTTGGCGTTGAGAAACGAGTGGAATTCGCTCAAGGTGGCGTCCAGCGTCTGGACACCATCGGCGAGCCCCCGGGCCACCGCATTGCTGCCGAAGTACAACCCGGCCTCGGTGGCTCGCACCGCGCCAAGATCCAGGCCACGCATGGCAGCCACGTGTTCTGTAAAGATGAAATACAGCCGATCCACTTCGCCTTGCAGCTCGGTCTTGGCGGCATCCGACAGGGGCTCGTGTGGCGAGTAGTCGTTCTTGTGAGCACCTGCCGTGATGGCCGTGAATTGATAGCCGTCCTTGGCATCCTTGACCGATTGGTCGACATGCAGGGCAATCACGCCGATGGAGCCGACCCCACCCGTTTCCGTCACGAACAGGCGTTGGGCGCTGGCGGCAATCGCATAGGCCGCCGAATACGCGGCATCGTTGGCCACCGCCCAGACGGGCTTGACCGCAGCCACCTCGCGCACACGCCGGGCCAACTCGAAACTGCCTGAGGCTTCGCCACCCGGGGAGTCAATGTCAAGCAAGATGCCGCTGACCTGCGGGTCGGCCAGCGCTGCATCCAACATGGCAGCGATCTCGCTGTAGGAGGTCAGACCCGAGGCAGCTTCCATGCCGAGTGAGCGCTTGACCAGGGAGCCGTGGATCGGGATCACGGCAATGCCCTCGGGGGCAGTGGCTGCGGGTGGCCGTTGGTACATGGCCATGTCCATGGCAGGCATGGCGGAGACTTCAGCCATACCGATTCGCTGGCCGACCACCGATAGGATCACGTCCAGCTTGGGTCGGTGAATCAGCAAGGGCGTCCCGAACAGGCGGGAGGCAAGGTAAGTCATGGTTGCGGGTCCTGGTTGTTGAGTGGCGCGGCCTCTGGGTCACTGGACTGCGGATCCGTGGGCTGCGTGTCAGAGTTTTCAGCGGGTGGCGCAGCAACTACCTGGTCATGCCGGGCATCGGAGTCAAAGACCAAACCCAGTGCATCGGCCCGGGCGTTGTCCGCCGCGATCTCGCGGTCCACGTCTTCGGCGTCGTAGCCGTTGCCGGAGATGGCTTCCGAGCGGCTCATGAGACCTGCACGAATCGCCAGCTTCATGGCGTTGAATTCCTTTTGCGGATCGACCCAGCTCCAACCCTGCGGAATCCATTTGGCGGCCTGGTAGGTGCGGCGGTCTTTTCGGTAACCGGGCAAGTCCAGCGCGCCTTCGAGCACTGCCTGATCCATCCAGGCGCGCCAGATCGGCCGGCACAGCTGGTGCACGATCACGCCGTGCTGAAGGGCTTCGCACCGACGACGGAACTCCAGCAACCCGGCCCGGATCGAGGAGTAGTTCACCTGCGTCAGGTCCCCGGTGAGCATCTCGTAGGTGATGCCCATGGCAGCGGCCACCGCGCGGAAC